TATCGTTCTTATTATATACGATATGTGTAGGCTCTGTAATGCGAACTACATTACTGATTGCTTCTCTATCTGTATTCTTACCAACAGGTTCGTTGTTTTCATTCAACTCAATCAGACCTCTAGTAGTAATAAATAATGCCTTCTTATTCATTTTGAACTATATTTATTTGTTTTATTTTGTTTATAACGACTCTTTAGTTTAAACTTGAACAACTCGTTGAATAGTATATCTGAAGTATTACCTTCATCTTTCATTATGTTTTCTACTTCTGAGAACACATGTTTTGTTACTGTTTCAACTATCTCCAAGTCTATATCAAGCCTTTTCGATATTTGCTTGTTCAATTCCGAGAATGTCATAAATGCGAACCAATCTACTGTCCTTGAGTAAATCAAACCTCAAACCGGCTGTATCTCTAAGTATAACAATATCTCCTTGCTTTACTTCATACAGATACTTTGCAGCGTTCTCGTCCTCAAGCTGTTTCTTATAGGATAGAGGAACTTTAATCACAACTGCCTTACGGTAATCAGAATCAACTTCTTTAATCTCTGTCTTAACTTCATTGAAGTCTTGAGCCTCAATTCCCTCCTTATCTTTCTTAGGGACGTCATTGGCGACAGGAGTACTAAACTCTTTCTTTACTTTAATCGCGTCCAGGGGCTTTACCAAGAAATAATCTAAGAAATCGTAGTCAATCTTATCTGCTACGCTCTTGGCCAACTCCGACTGATCAATAATCTTATCTTCCATTACTTCTTTAAATCTTTAAGGTAATTCAACATAGTGATGAGGTTATTGAGTACTGTCTCCTTCTCAACTTGAACGCACTTAGGCATATCTTTCTGATTGCACATATCGTTCAACTCAGTAGTATACTTGTCGATCAGGTCATTAATCTCATCAAATACATTACGGAATGTTGTATTCTTCTGCTCTACCTCTTCCTCAAGATAACCATCTTTAACCAGTTTCTTGGCATAGTCAGTAGAGATGCTAAAGGTTGAAGTGCAAGAAGACTGAACTTCGCTAGTCTCATCTCCAGCAATTTTATAAAATTCTTCGCTCTTTACAAGTGAATAAGTATTTCCAGTCTCATCGAGTTCGAAGATATCACCGATCTCTGCGATGAAGAAAGGATCAATTACATGTAATGTCTTTGTCATATTTTTATAAAAAATTTAAAACTTTCGCAGCCGTAACGTATTTTTAGCAAAATTTGGTTGCACAATCAAATAAAAATTTTAAATTTGCAACAATTTTGAACTTTTTTACGTTAAGTGGATGAATTTTATTACTTGTAAGGGGGACTATAGGGGGTTATTTAAACTTAAATATATAATATGACTAATAATAAACGTATAGATACTTATAAAACAGTATATGAAGTATATCTAGTAGTAGCTGGTAAAGATGTAACATTAGAAGAACTGAAAGAGTTATATACATACTCTGATGAAGTAGAACTAGATGATAATATTACACAAGGTTATGCTAGTACTTCTAGATGTAAAGAGAAGAAAACCGGTAGGTATGTAGTATTAGTAAAGCTGAACCACATATCACTGGTAAAAGGAATAGATAAGAAGATCTGGTTGATTAATACAGCTGCTCATGAAGCAGTACATACCGCAATGGATATATGTGCTTTTGTAGCTCAAAGAGTAGAGCCAAACGACGATAATGAACATTTGGCATACTTAATAGGCTGGTCAACAGAATGTATTTATAAAACTTGGACAGATAAGTAATGAACGAAATAGAACTCAATGTTATACTATATTATGCAGACTTCCTAAGTTTGAAAGAAATTAGTATACCTGTAACTGATAATTGCAAGTACTTCTATATACACGGAACACCTGTAAATAGTTGTTTTATCCTAGATTTGGAGCCTATTTACGATGTTGAGAACCCATATTTCGTAAGAGCGTATGAAGAATATAGCACAATTAAGAATAAATTTGGGGAAGAAGGTGTAGATAGCTTTGTTGAAGGACTCGCTAATTTAAGTGCCAGAGGAGCTGTAGACGCTGAATAGATGTTAAAAGCTATACACCAATATAGTACGGGAATTGAACGTAAACAAGCCTTTAAGTAGTATTATACGTGGAAGAAAAACAAGAAGTATAAACACACTTTAATCAATGAAGATGGACTAGCAGAAGAAAAAGAGTGCACAATGTACACATATCACGTTGAAAGAATGCTTGCAAAACAAGGAATTTTTACGAGCAATGGACCTTATCCAGCGGGATACGAGAACAAGACTGTAGAATCATTATTATGACGATTAAATGAAGAACGAAACTAATATTTACGACATTGATGGTGATATAATCCGTCAAGCAGGTGATAATCACGAGTTTACTATCCCTGAAATATAGGAAAAACTTAAAAATTACCGTGAAAAGCTCGAAAATGAGCAGAAATCCGATAATCCTGATAAGCATAAAATAGCAGTTTATAACGATTATATTAACAATTTAGCCAATTATTTAGCATTTAAGGCTTCACAACTGAACAGTGATGAGCTCTTAGACTTAATAGGCACAAATAACCTTAAAAAGACCTCTGAAGAAGACATACAGAAGGCATTAAACGATGACACAACAACAGCTGAACGTACTACAGACGAAGTACAAGGAGAACATCCCACAGATCCAGGAGATAATACAAACGAAAAGCCTAGAAATGATGAAGTTATCGGACGGGATGACAGCGACATACAGGAGGAACGACCCGTCACCCAGAGTGATCTTCTGGTCGAACGAGATAACGTAACGACAAATATGGACGAATATGTCGAATTTGAAGAAGTCTGAAAGCAATACCATCTATTGCGGAGAAGGGCTGTTAGCACAAATAAAAGATGTATACTATTACACTCAAGAAGACGTTGAAAGAGCTGCTAAAATAGCTGATAAAATGTTAAAAGCTACAGAAGCAGTAGTTGAAGGTAAAATAACATGGTTAGAATACACAAAAATATGCGAGATATTGCTCCAATAAAGATAAGTACCGATGATGAAGAGAACGGAACAACAGAATCAGACTATAGATCAAGCAGAAGAAGCTGCTTATCAGACTGAGGAAACCATAACATTTACACAACATCTATTATTAGGCTTTATAATCAGTGCTGATAATGAGAAGTATACTGAAGAACAAAAACAAGAGGTAATAAAAAGATATGATGAAGCCAGAAAGATTAATAAATACGACTGGAACTACATCTTACAACCTGTAGATGATACAGGAAAACTAGTAAAATTATTAAACAATGGAGACTAAATTTAAAGTAGGGGATGAATTCTACGCATACAGCAATAGAGGCTGTTTTCTCCCATATACGGTGATGGAAATATCGATTAATATTAAGATCGATGAAGAGGATACTCTAACAGAAGTAAGGTATGAAGCCGTCTCTAATACAGTAGGTGTAAAAGAGCACCGTATGATAGATGAGGACGAAGCTTTTAATAAGGAAGACTTAAAGGAGATGTTAGAACGTGTTATAGAGCGTATACAAGATAAAGCACAGTTACCCGAGTAAGGTGTTTATACCTTATGATAATTATTGGAATATGGAATATATAGATCCTAGAGATCTAGTTGAGAATAGGGGGATTACCGATGGTAGTCTCCCTAATTTTTTTACACTTCGTAAACGGTGAAATAAAAATTTTTTTTATTTTTTTGTGCGGGTGTGGAAAGGGGAAAATTATTTTTTTATTTTGCACATGCAGAAATGGGAAACACCACCAAACGCACTCCCCGGAGTCGTCCGAAAGAGAAACTACCCCCGCCTTCAAACGTTACGGCTGATATCTATTGCTTAATTAACTTTAGTATGAACAAGTATTTCTATTTTGCTGTTATCCGCTTCGAGGAAGTGGCTGAACAGGGGACAGCACGCACCAGACGCGTGCCAGTAACTCACTTTGGTAAGAGCGTGTATGCAAGCGCAGCGTTAGCAGTAATCGCTAACATCGGTTGGATATGCAATCATGTTGGTGAGAGATTCACAGTATGTGGATTCGATCATCAATTAAATCTGGATGAGCGTGGTGTATCTCAGGGCTATGTTGCTACTGATGATGATTCTCTCGTTATTACTGCTGATTTAAGCGGTGCTGTTAAGCTTCTCAAGACTAATCTTAAGAAATGTAATGTTAAATTATGAACGCAATCGATGTTTTATTCTTGCAGGGGAGAGCTATGCTCTCCTCTTGTGATGTACTGACTTCCAAAGATGTACTCACTTTTATTACCCCAAACGGACTTGAGTTGTATTGTGTAAAGTTGTATTCTATAAACGAAAACACGTGGTTATGTTATGCTCAAAATAGACTGTTTACTATATTAAAGTATGACGGTGTGCAGCATTATCATGAAATAATCGTAGATTATTGTGTTATCCCAGAATGTGACGAAATTCTCAAGAATATCCATTAGTATCAAACTTAAGCTTGTGAGCTGCTCTAGTGTGGAACTCTCAATTTTATTATGAGACTATTAATGGCAATCAAGGGTCTACTAGAAAATTTGGACACTTATGAAGCAAGTATCAGTTTTCATTTCGAAGGAGATGATTATACTGTTAAATGTGAGTTGTGGAGCGAAGATGATTATAATTTTGAAAAAGACTGTTCATCTTGTTCTGGTTATGATTACGGTAAGGACTGTGTCATTCAAGAACTTTGGAGTCCTGGTGGTAGTATCCACGTGTTTATCGATGGCGATAAATACTGGAAGATTTATGTTTTTAGAAATGATATTCCTATTAGACTTTATGGTAGATCTAGTTTAGTAGGTGGAGCCTATAATCGTTAAATTTGATTATTATGACACGTAATGATTTATTAGCAATATTCGTATTTGCATTAGATTATGATCTTATCGATCGTCCATTTGTAGATGTAGCTGAAGAGTTCATGTGTTCTGCAAATAAATGCGTTAAATACTCATTTGATTTAGATAAACTCGAGAGTGTTCCTGTTCCAAGTACTGAACGAGAACGCATTGCTTTTATGACTGACTACATGTTGGTTTATGCGAGAGTTAACATCATTAGTGGACTTGTCACGTATGATAAGTTTGACGATGCTATTCTTCGAACTGGTCCTGTATATCCGACTGAGCTTTAATGCTCAGTCCTTTGGTTTGTTTCAACATTGCGTATAGAATAGCCTGCAAACCATACAAACACCGCAGATAAGACGTGCCTCCTGCCTGCAAACCATACTTCTGATAGAACTTGCGTTGACCCAGGAAAGGTCTTTGCAAATGAGACAATTCACTTAAGTTTAATTTCATAAAGATTTTAGGAGACAAGATTATGAAAAAGAAAGTAATTAAGATTGAGGTAGTTGAGTTCACCGCAGAAAGAGGCGAGCGTAAAGGCCAAAAAGGTGAGTACATCAAGTTGAGCCTGCAGAATCGAGGTAATAACTGGATAGCAGGAATCAATAAGAATGAGGAAAACCTGTTCATCACAAGACCTCAGAACATAGTCGATGTTTGGAAAGACTTTGCTAAGCAAATGGCTGACCAGAAGAAGACTATTGAGGAGATTGTGCCTGATGAGTTTAGGCTTATTGACAACGTGTTTAAGGTCAATGTTCCCCTGGACGACAAGTACGTGAGAGTATATCGTCAAGATGATATTGACCCGCAGACTCGTCGAGTTCTTCATCACAAAGGTGACATCGTTATGCTCGAAGACGGCAAGACTCCTGCAGTCTATGATGCCCTCAACGTCCTGGCAGTCAAGTATGAGGATGATGATACTGGTGAAATGATGTGGCTGCAAGAGCCGAGTGACATTGTGCGCCAGTTGATAAACCGTGGTTATTACAGGCGGTTGAATCCGATTAGTACTGACGAGATTGCCAATGGCGAGGAGCCCGCTGGAGAGGCTGGTGAAGCAGAGCGTCCAACCGATGAGCCTGAGGAGACAGTCGAGGAACTCGAGAGGAAACTCGCGGCTATGAAAGGTCAAGCCTAACTCAGTCAAGGTTAATTAAGCAAGGCGTCTGGAGGTGAGAATCTCACTGTCCAGGCGCTCTTTTGATAATCTTGTACCACAACACGCTAGATAGAACGTTTAATATATAGCTTTATAGCGCTCTCCACGTACAACCTGCATATTGCAGAGCAACGTGATTATTATATATCAAAGTGTTCATGATTGCTGAGAAGCAAGAGAGTAAGTGCTTCTGCACATCGTGTGTCCGCTAATGGTTTCATGGATAATCCCAGAGTAAAAGGTGAAACAGTTCCCTTATACCATTTGAGCCAACACAATGAACACGTTATGTAAACTTCCTCGTAAAAGACCAGTATTTCCGCCGTGTCGTGGCAGCTGGCGCCTATACCACATAAGTGGGCGAGTGCGGATTTCACAATTCAATCAAATTTCACATGGTAACAGTACCTCGTGAGTTTGACCGCTTGCGAGGGAAATAGTTTACAAAGCAAATTGTCCCCCCATTTCTCTAAGGAGAATTAAGGCTAAAGAAGACTGGTCAACATAAGACTATTTATGTGTACTTCTGATTGCCTCGGGGAATCGTTGGTAGAGAACTACAGCTATCGCACCTATGAGCACAGATACTTAGGTTGATGTGACGGGTCAGTTCATGCGCGCCTACATGTGATGATATGAGAAGACATTGCGCGAAGTTAGGATAGTAAGCTAAGGGAGGATGCGTGTCCCTGACAAACACACGCTAGACTTGAACAGTGATACGTCCACTGTGATAGTTGAAACTCTTTGCACAGAGGAGTATAAACTAAACTTGGTTAGTCATTAGGACTGTGCTAAATGCACCATTAGCCGAATGGTAACTTACCTAGGTAAGATCGGCCAGCTATATCCTATCAATATGGCGGGGAGTAGGTGTCTCTGTTACTCGACCTACACGCAAATCCCTTAGAGGTTAATACCTATAATATCGTTAATAGATATTATATCATGATGAGTATGTTGCGTAATCATTATGACACATCAAACTAAACTAGCAAGTTACTAGATGTGGGTATTTAGGAGAGAATAGTGGAAGGCACTATTCGAATCCCATACTGAGTACATCAACCCACGTGGAGGATGGAAAGCGCAACAGTATGTTAACATGAATTCGAGGGAGTCCAGTTGTTATCCACTGGCTCCCTCACTTTTATGCTAATGTACACCATAGTTTGAAATCAATTCAACTAAAAACAAATATATTATGGCAACAAAAAGAACAAAAACAGTAGTCACTGAGACACAACTCACCACATTTAATATAATGCGGGAAAAATGTCAAGGAGAAGTATTCAACCGTGCTGAAATGATTAAATTATTAAAATCAGCAGGTTTTACAGCTCACAACAGTTTGGTTAGTGCGTTTGCATCAGGAGTTAATCCTCCAATTGTAAGGATTGAAAGAGGTAAGTATATATTCGCTAAAGAGCCAGTCTACAAAGACAGGCTTCAATTAGCATTAGATACATATCTATGCTTTGTAAATCCAAAGAGGCACACAAAAGATTCTAAACTCACTGAGGAAGAATGTATTGAATTTCTCAAACAGACGGGTAAATACGAAATTTATCGAGTTATTAAAAAGCTCGAAAAGATATAACCCTGTCCTTTGCACCTGAGCATGTGGGTAAAAGGCTCAACTTTAGATTAATCAATAATCCACAAGATAATGAAAAAGTTATTTATTTCAATGCTTGATAGCAAGTTTTTTGCAACCTGCTTGATAGTAATGACTCTGTGCTTCATAGCATCAGTTGCATCAGCACAGAATGTTCAACGCAAGGGTAATACCTTCATTGAACAAAAGAATGATTCGTCCCGCAAGGGAGGAGATGTAAAGACAGAATATTTGTACACTGATTCTAAAGGTGTAACAGATACGATCTGGATCTCTAGAAACGGTAATGCTTTTGTATGGAAAATCTCTAAGAAGGGAAACAAGTACAAGAAATATTTACCTAAGATTACTGAACAACTGGGTACCAAAAAGGAAAAGAAAAATGAGTAACCCTCAAGTTCGAGTAGAGACGATTGATAATCGTCTTTATGTATCTGAAAGTGTGCGTAAGCCTGGCTTAACGCATAAAGTGTATTACCCTGTAGAGCATTAGATTATGAGTCACAATGCTGTTATTGAACTCTGTGTCTTCGGTGCATACATACTATTTGTGTGTTATGTAGCGTATGAAATTTGGTCGTTAAAGAAATAAAAATCTCTTTCAGGTCTGTGCCACCGTATGCTTAGTGGTGCTGTCTGGTAATGTCACATTAGGTTCTATTCCTCCTATCTCCTGATGTGTGAGTCAGACCACAGACCCAGCTTTTAACATCTATCAAAAATGAAAAGAATATTAATGTTTATCTTTATCTGCTTATTTGGTATGTCAATAGCCATTAGCAGTCTATTTAGTGTTGCATCAATTGTAGCACTATTTATTGGAAAGTTCGAAGATATATATGTTATGGGATTGTTTATCGCTCCTGTAATAATATATGCGTGGATAGCTTGGTTGTCAAAAGAATCAACTGAACGTATAAGAGATATATTATATGAGCACTCCAATCAAAGTAGGAGATAAGGTCAAATTATTTGGCCTTACCCTCATAGTACGCAGAACAATTGAGCCACAACACGACTGTCAAGAATGTTGTTTACATCACTTGTGTGTGCGACGTGATCATCTAGACGATATGCCATCACATTTTACAACTCTTAAAGATTTGTGCAAGAAATATAATGTGGTAGGTTGTGAAGGACTAATAGGTCTTGGAACTAATTTTGGACAGATATGAAAAATGATATCTTACTAAAAACATTAGACGATTTACGTGTACGTAAACGTCATGCAACTTGTGCATTAGAAGATTTGGAACAAAAAATTCAAATGGGCAAAAAGGAATTAGAAAAGATTAATACGTTAATTAATCTTGTAGAAAGAGAAATTGAGAATAATCTCAAACAATAGCAACATAAGGCCTTATACAAAATATTATGTTGTGTATTCTACCAGGTGAGGCAATCAAGCCTCCCTGGTTATGTTGGCGTAAATGCACCTAGCACGCCTCATCTACGTGAAGGATGAGAAACTCAGCTAGCTCGTAGGTCAAGTCGAGATGAGGAGAAGTCCAAAGCATGAGACCGCCATACGTATTTGTTCCTCTCCTGGCAGCAATGCTGGGGGAGGTTTTTAATGAATCAATCACTAAAAATACATAAATATGGACTACGAAGAACTATTAAATTACGCAGGATTTGATTGTATTCCTATAACACATCGTATACGTTATTTTTGGTACACAGTTAAAGAATTTTATACTGAATATGTGGAAACCGGGACAACTAATCACAGAAGTGATAGGCAATCATAGGCATGTGTGTAGAGTTTCAAAAAGAACTGTACCTCTTGGACAAAGAGGAAAGTTTATACAAGCTCAACATTATCCTAAATTACCTTTAGATTGTTGGTTACGTATTACAATCATAGTCGAAGACTATACCTAATGTTCTCCTAGGTTAAGTGGAGACAAGTAAATAACTTTTTAAATCATTATCAAAATGGGTAAAACAAAAGTAAACGGATTTATCTGTGTAACATCAAAATTTGATGAGACAGAAGTGTACATCAGTATTGACAGTATCGAGACATTCGAAGATTCAAAAGTCTCTACAATGAGTGACGATTATGATGTTATGGAGACTGCTGAACAGATTGCACAACTGATTAACGAATCAAGAGAATAATGAAACCAGAAGCCAATCAGAAGAAAGATTTGCGTAAAATCATCTTCAAAAACAGAAGTGGTGCTAGTATGGTTTTATTTAGAAATTTGGAACCGTATCAAGCTGCACAACGTAGAAATGCATTAAAACGGATATATACTGATTGGCGAGGAGAATTCATAATAAGAAGATAATATGTGGAAACCTGGTCAATTAGTAACAATATGTGGTGAAAAATATCAAATAAAACGATATGAAGGTGATTGTCCACAACTTAAATCTTGTTCAATGTGTGCATTTAGCGATATGCATACATGTCTTTTATCGCTATATGAGCCGAAATACAAGAGGTGCTATCATTTGATACCGATTGACTGTTATTTTGAAAGATTAAATTATGCCGTGCGAAGAATGTAATGGCACATATTGTGCATTTTGTGCGTTTAATAAAGTGGTAAAAGAAAATGGCAGCGAGACACAGCAGTCCGATAGTAACGCATCGTAGACAATCTCAAGCAGAGCGTGAGAAGCGACAACATCACTCTGATGTACGTAAGTTTAAACAATGGTGTACAGAACGTGGTATAGCATATTATACTTTTAAGGATGCTCCTCCTGATAGTATATGTTGCTTATCTATGAATGATTATTCTATAAATGTTCGTAGATCATTGTTGGAGGAAGACTATGAGTCATATTTCATTCACGAAGAGTATTATGAAGAATGGGAAGAAGAGAGCATTGGCATTTCTTAAGTCAATGATCTACTTTATTATACTATGTACGTTGGTATTGTGTATTCCGCAACTACCAATATATAGTCCTATGCATGATGCTATTACTATAATATTATTCTTAATAGGTGTGATATTTATAATAATAGCAATTGTGTTGTTCATAAATGAGTGGGAAAAGATATTAGATAATCCTGAATAGTTCCATGTTGGGGGTCACTTATGTGATGCCCCAACGTGACGCTTTAATGTAGCCAACGGCGGTTCCAAGCCCGCGTATAATACAGAGGAAAGCGTTCTACATTAAGTTTGTTTTTCTGACAATTTTTAGTTATCTCAAGACGAAAAATGAGTCTCTCAACGGTTGTTTGTGAAAATAAACTTGTTGAACACCCTCATCATCTGTGAAGACGGTGAGGTTTAATTTGACCTTAGTGATAGTTAAATATATTTACAAACCTTCTAAACATTTATCAAAAATGAAAGATCGTATTATTTCGTTCTTGGCCATAGGGGCCATTATGCTAGTTACCGTAGCTATAGGCTTAGCGGTACAAAATTACCTGATAGCACCTCAAACTAACGAGGATGCTGTAGTTGAAATTGTGGACGCAGAGTTATATGACGCAAGTCATCCTGTGTTCAATACTGCTGAAGATGCAATTGTCTATTATGATCAGACAGTTAATGATAGGATTAGTGATTCTATCTTTGCATCTATCCCTCGTGAGACCTTTGTACAGGTCAATAAAGTTGTTAGTGGTCGACTTACAGTATATGGGAAACAAGATATCCTAATAGAATATCTAAGGAATTTTGCTCCTGTGTATCAATATCTAGCACCAGAAACAGAACAAGATCCACCTGCTGAAAAACAAATAAACGAAAACGAAAAGGCAGTTAGGGTAGTACCAGATTCGTCAGAAAGGGATACCGTCATCAACGGTGTGTTATATAAAATACAGCGTGAATGACTGACCAAATAACATTCTGTTTAACTTAACAACAAAAAAAAACAAATGAAACAGCCAAGAGCAATTGTCCTGATTTATTCAGGCGAAGAACCGCCTGTAGATTTATTAGCTGCAATCACAACTAATATTGCAGTAGCATGTGGAACAGATCAAGTAGATCATTTTGTCTTTGATCCAAAAAACTTAGCAACAGCTATTGTTTTAGGTATTACGGAGAAGGTAAAGAATGGAGAATACGCTAAGAAAAGCGCATCTTGTCTGACTCCAGAAGACAATGCTGCCGTATTTATCGGTGGTTTCATGAAGAATGATTTAGCTGATCCTAAGAAATATTCGCAAAAAGAATTCTCATTTCACCTGTTACAGAAGATTAATGAGGCTTTAGATGAACCTTATAACGGTATCAATATAGAGTTCCTCAAAGCTGTAAAAATCTTATCTGGTGAAAATCTTAAATTTTCTTCAAAAGAAATTTTAAGAGATTCGTGGCTAAACGAAGAACGAATCGGCATAATACGCGATACATACAATTTTGTAAAAGGCGTACGCAATGAGTAAATCTTGGCGTAACTCTCCTGCCAAAGAACGCGACATAGTCGTTAAAAAGGCAGAACGTGGATCTCATCGAAAGATGGACCCATATGTAAGGTCAAAAAATAAATCCTGGGATGATCAGGAATAGTAATTAACTTTAAAAACATTATCAAAATGGCTAAAAATGACAACAAGCCCGCTGAGGGCAAGACAACTGCCCCCGCATTAAACGAGGACAATGTAATGGATCGTATTAAGGAAGGAAACCGCTTATCTGACGGAAACGTCAAGGCTGCTCTGGAGAAGATTCAGAAGGAGAAAGACGAGCGTAAGGTCAAAGAGACCACAAACATGATCATGTGCGCCGAATACAACACCGAAAAGGAGCTCATCAACCTTCGTGCCCGCCGTCGTGAGTCTAACATCACGAAGGAGACTCTGAAGAAGAACGATGAGGTTCTGACTGAGGTCCTGGCTGGCAAGATCACTCCTAGCGAATATCGCGAGAAGAAGCGTGAAATCGCCAAGGAGAAGGACAAGAAGTTCTCCGAGTCTCGTGAACAGTTCGACAAGGAGATGTGCGAGTTGAGAAACTCCTACACTGGCGAATTCTCCTATATGGCCGAGTGGGATCGTTACTAATCCATTATACTTATACTAGTTTCGCAAGCTAGAATGAGAACAAACCTAAACACAGCATCTTAGCATCACGTGTTATTATCTGCGTGAAATATAGATTGGCGAGGAATATAAATAGTAATTAGACTGATTGTATATTTAGGGCCTTAGAGAAAGTAGGCAGATAAAATTGCGAATAAACGCATACTACAAGCATCTTAGCATCAGTTAGTGGGTTTAGACGTCGCAGCTATAGACGTAAATAAAATGCAAAATATGCTCAAAAAAGTACTATATGCGAATCTTTGCATCAGCTTTATGCTCATATAGACTATCAAGGTATATTTGTACGACATGCGAGCATCTTAGCATCAGTCATATCACCGTACAGAGCGAAATAGAGGCTTTCTGAGACGTTAGAGGGTACGAGTGGATTAATTACCCACAAAGCACCTAAAAACGCCTTAGAAGGCTTTAAAATAGCTCACAGAGCAATCATACAGTAATGTTTGACTGTTCGCACAGAAGAATCTTAGCGTGTCCCAGGTGATGTTGTTCGGACGGGGGTTCGACTCCCCCCAGGTCCACAAAAATCAAAAATTATGGATATAATAGATATAAAAACAGTGAAAGATCTAAAAGATCTAATAAAAGATTTGCCAGATGATTTGCCAATCGGAACATATTATATAAATCATTGGAATCCAGAATTAAGACCTGGAGGAAATATGTTTATAACAAAAAAAGGCCTTGCTGTTAATATAGATTATAGCTATAATTACTAATCCGGGCTTGAATGGTTTAGACGGCAACGGAAAGTAAGACAGTCGCAAGACAAGCGCTTTGATATAAAAATTAACTGGCAATAATAACATTGCAGACTATACGGGCCTGAAGCAGGCAGCGTAAAGTCGGTGTTCCCTACCTAAGTGCGGGATGTTTTGGGTCCGCAACAAACCCTATGAGAATGAGTTAGCTTAACTGGATAAAGCACCTCTAATAGTAAAGTGTTAGAGCATCTTGTACGAGTTCGAGTCTCGTACTCATTCCAAGAATTATATTTTCTATACCTTGTTAACTACTTCCTACATTTTTAGGTTAGTGTTGTAATGAGGCGGTACCCGGTCTGTGAAGATAGGGTACCATTTTATGGAGGTATTAGTCCCTGTAGGTTTTTCTAAGTACAACTTTTAAATAAGTCTGTGCACGCGTTTCATGTTCCATAGCTACAGACTAACATGGGGTTCGTGACCCCAACCTCCACGAAGTCATATAAATGATTGTTTTAGGTAAAAATGTGTTAATTTATTAATTTGGGTCGTGGTTAACGGTCTGTGAAGATAGTTACACTGGAAAGAATTTTTAGTTAATACTTTGGTTGGCATCTTCGTTGTGAAACGCGGATGTCTTTTAATATGGGTAGTTCAGTATGGCACAAAACAAAAAAAGTAACTGTTTGATAGGTCTATGATGGTGAATCGCCTAGCTGACATTGTGGCTCGTGACCGCACTACCCACTATACTATTCTTCATGTTTTGATTATTTAAAAACTGTTACCTAAGTAGCGCGTGAGCGCGAATTTTTGGCATTTTAGTTTTGTTTTTAGTTATTAAAAGCATTCGAAAACGGTTTGCTAAAAAGCGTGCCCCACAGCGGTGGGGCTTTACCCGTCCTTGTGGTGAAAAGGTAGACACGAGGGACTTAAAATCCCTTGACCAGAAATGGTCGTGCGGGTTCGAATCCCGCTTTGGACACAATGGAACGTTCAGTAAGTTGGAATGCGCAAAGCTGTTAAAAGGGAACGAGAGAGTCGTCCTGCCAAGTGGTAGTAGCTTATCGGCAACACGGGTTCGAATCCCGTACGCTCCACGACGCCCGAAAGGGTGCCACCGTTTTAAACAACTATCGAGATACTCTGTCTGTGAAGATGGAGTATCTTTTACTACACATGGATTGGCTTATAGAGGCTCGCCTGGAACCATGTAAAAAACAAACGCCTCATTCTGGATTATGGTGTAATGGTAACACAACAGGTTTTGGTTCTGTCATTCTGAGTTCGAATCTCGGTAATCCAACAAATTTTCAATTGTATGAGTAGTTACAAACAAATGCTGCGGGATAGAATGCCCCAAATGATGGATCTAGCGTTATCATATTGCAAAGCAAAGAATCGCTGGATAAATTATGTCTATGACAGTGTAATCAGAAAGTACTCTAAAGAAAAACGTAGTGATGTGGTTAAAATCCTATTAGGACAAAAACCACAATACAAACGTAGAGACATATATGACCATATGAAGTATGTTGAATTAAGACCTGTTACAAAAGAACAGGTAGACAGCATACCGAAATCTGAGTTATATATGACATTTAGACGTACTATCAATTTTGAGAAACTGTCTATAGAGGACCCTGATATGTGCGAATATTGGAATAATGTAGCTGACTGGGTAGACTGGTTCAGTACAATGTATTTCAAAGTTAGAGACACATATGAACACTCTAAACGATGGAAACTAAGTGATAATGAGATAAAAGTAATACTAATAGATAAGTATGATATAGACGGTAGAGCCGTTGATTATTTAATTAAAACTTTTTAATATGTTTACTGAACATTCGGGCATATACATGGCCCAAAGAGACAATGAAGTAATCATTGTAAAAGTAAAAGGTGTGTATCCATCTCTACAGTTGGATAAGAAAGCCATTAACTTAGGTGAATATCTGAGAAATGGTAAGATCGTAGAAGTAACACAGAGTCAATTTGACAATCTTGAATTGTTTCATGCTCAGTGGAACTTCATTCCTCTCGATTTCATTAATTTCGGTGTATTTTCCAAAACCGATTTTGCGCCAAATGGTGCTAACCTCCATTTAGAAGAGGAAGAAGTAATTGCCTTAAGAGGTAAATACTTTAGACTCTGCCAACAAGGGGTGTCTCCCTTAAAAGTAATTCGTGCGATTTCGTACGAGTACAAAGTATCGACTGAACAGATTATGAAATTAATTAACGGCTTCGATGAACAAGCTAGGACTGGATTTCTTCATACCATTTGAGATGAAGGACGCGTCCCTGAGAGAAAAATATGATTTTCTACATGATTTTCATATCGATCATCCAGAGATTCCGTTAGTTTTTACCAATGTGTTTGGTCCGTTTCCGCCTCCATGCGTACCGTGGGATATATCTGAAGAAGAAAAAGTAGTCATATATAACAAGAATGTAAACGAAGTGCTTAAGTGGATTACATATAATATAGTAGTCAATTTAAGTATTATAAACTATAAGACGTTGGACGTACTTATACGTATCGCTACAGGAATGTTAAATAAATGTGATATACCTAAAGAACTACAGATAATGCTACACGACAACATGGTTGAAAATCTAAGGACTGAGCATGGCAACACGCTCACATCCGATTTACCCTTCTAGGAGCGAAAACCTAACGGGATTGGTATTCCCACGCTCCACTATACGGCTAGTGTCCGTTACATCTCGTAAGAGGTTAATAACCACTCGCTAGTGTACTCTAGCGTAACCCCAAAAATCTAAATCAGTTTGTTTGATATGTCTAGAAAAATTCCAAGGATTACACCTGAGGAGATCCAGACTATCAAAGACGCTCAGGCCGGATCAATGAAGGCCTTCAATCGTATATTTCATCGCTATAAAGGTTTTGTCGACAACGTACTATTTAGCTACACTAAGGATATGGACGAAGCCAAAGACTTAACTAACGTGGTCTTCATGAAAGTATACGATAAACTCTCTAAGTTCAACCGGTACGAATCTTTCGGCGGTTGGTTACGAATCTTAGCGAAGAATACCGCTATAGATTATCTACGTACTATAAAGGATAAAGGACATGTGTCTGTTGACGACGACGTAAAACAGTTGCAACTAGTCGATGTCAATGGAGATGATGAAATAAGTATGACCAATAAGGCCACTTATGATCATTTAGTAGAACTTATCCACACGATGCCTCCATCGTATCGAGAAGCGTGTAGATTATTCTATGTAGAGAATCTAAAGGTAAAAGAAATCGCTGAGATATTAAACATTCCGGTCAATACTATAAAAAGTTATTTGTTCCGGATGAGAAAACGTATAAAGAAATTAAAGTTATGACAAGCTTTCTGACAGTTTTGTTGATTATCGTGCTTATTTGCGCTTGCTATATCTTAGCTAAGTACAATCGCGATGATAATCTGTTCCTGCTGCTAATAATAGCACTCTTAGCAGGAATGGCTGGCGGGGCTATCTTCAACAAGCTCAATGGCAAGAGCGATGAAGAGAAAAAGTCTAACGTTGTACAGGTTTGTAATCCCACACAGGACCTCCCAGCCGATTGCATCGATCTCTATGCAGTGCTGGGAGAAGTCCGCACCTTCGGGTCGAGTCTTGTGAGTAAGGTGGTAGAGATCCCTGTATTTGGCAACATCGTTAGCTTCAGCCCAAGTGAGTCTTTCGGGGAAATCCGAGGACAACCAGTTTATTTCAACCCGCGTAACAAAGGAACACCGGGAATGCCATTTGACACGTCCTGACTAATGTCAACGACAAACAAAGAGAGAAGTAACGAGTTTTTATGACTCAAGTATTTAACCGTTTAAAACATTATCAAAATGTCTAAGAACACAAAGAACCTTCAGAATAAGAAGGACGAAAAGAAACCAGCAGCCCCTAAGGCCCCCAAGGCACCTCAGGGCTCTGCAGCTCCCAAACATGAGGAGAAGAAACCCGAGAAGAAAGTAGAAGAGGCTCAGGTTCTGACAGAGGAGCAGGTGCGTGTTATGGCAGGAACCGATCCTGACAAGCTGCGCCAGAATATTAAGACTCTGTCTCCTGATATGAAGATCTTAGCCTTCAGCCTCCTCGAAAAAACAGTAATTAACCCCGCTGACCCTGCACTTGCCTTTCCGCTTGAGGTTCGGAAGGCGACAAATATGCTTGTGGCAATCGGCACTGTCACCACGCTCATGGATCACTGTGCAAACGGAGACGATTCATTTGCATTGGCGATGCGCCAGACGGAATATGCCGCACTTATCGAGTGTGCTAAAGGCGCCGGATACGATCTTAAGCTACCTGAGATCAAGGCTTTGCCAGTCACAGACGACGGTAAAGTAGTGGTCGAAGCTAAGAAAGTGAAGGTAGGCGAAGCCGAAAAGAAGAAGCTCCAGGAGGAGAAGAAGATTCGCGAGGGAGAGAAGCCCGAACTCGATCCCGAGAAGATCACCTCTGAAGAGGACCTGAAGAAGGCACTGGAGTATATGTTTATCACTCAAGGCGGACGCCGCCTGACTGGAACGCTGACCGACGGTATCGAGTTTATGAAGAAGTTTCGTCTACACGAAGCATCTCTTGCAGAAAATGCCGACGCAGCTAAGGCCAAGTTTGAAACATACAACTCTGGCGACTGGTTGGATGATCTCTTCAGCTATGTGCAGCCTTCCGTATTCTTTACAGGTATCGGCCGTGGCATGGCAAATGTCACCATGGTTGAGAAGAATCCTATTCATGCCTTCGTTATATTCCGTGATGCTGTCAAGGATAAGGAGACTGGAACTCCTGTACTTAGTGATCAGGAGCTCGCCTATTGTGTAAAGAGTATCATGAAGTGGTACTGCAATGTAACAATAGCCTCTAATAAGAAGTCGATTGAGGAACTCGACGCTAAGAAGAACGCCAAGGACATCGAAGCATGCAATCATCGCATTGCTGACCTGGAGAAGGCATTCGAATATTTCACTAACCCATCTTTCGATGACGTGATTTCACTTCTCGAAAATATCGGCAGTAAGTTTACCGAAGATGGTAGCGCTCTGACTCCCGAATGTCAGAAGGCTAACAGTATCTTCAATATGGTCTGCAAGACCTATTACGGTAAGCAGATGAGCACAGCTGAATACAAGAATCTGGACACCAATGTTCAGCAGTATGCCGGTTGTATCATCAATATGTTCCGTGAGGCTGGTTCTGACGATAAGAACTACGCTATCAGTAATATTACTGAACTCGAGGAGCGTACCGCCGAAGAGAAGGAAGCTATCATCAAAGAGGCCAAGAAGAATTGGGCCGAACGTAAAAAGGCATCTGAAAAAAACGCATAACGCGGTTTAGGAAACAACATCCATTCAGAAGTCTTAAAGGCCGAATAACGAACCTGTACAACGCGTACAAGAGGTTTAAGAACCGTCTCCTTGACCGCTATTACGGATCAGTTAGTGAATAAACGTAGTATCAAACTATGAAAAAGATTGTAACATTATTGTGCTGTGGATGTTTAGCATTTGCAGGTTATTTCATAACTCGCGACGCAGCACCTGACATGAACGTTCCATCGAACGCCATGTACGCCGCAACCGTTCCTAACTGGAATCTTGACGGACAAACACAGCTTCCTCTAGACTTAGTTCTAGACCAGGCTAAAGTTATCGAACAGTTGAAAGACACAGTTCACGATACTGTTCTAGTAGAAGGACCAACAAAGTACGTAGAGGTACCTGCACCCCGAAGTACTACCGACACCCTGTATATGCCTTTGTATATACCTAATCCTATGGATGGGGTACCGGTTAATAACAAGAACCCAGGAAGTGATAAGAAGTCTACTGTAGTACTTACAGTGGACGGAAATATCGTGTATTCAACCGAAGGGCTTCAGGAGCCATAAGGGCTGGTCTCATTAGCCAGTAATCAGTTACTTGATGGGAGAATATGGTGAGTGTCTCCGCACAAAAATCCAAAAGGTACCATGGAAGACTATAAAGCGTGAAAAACTTTATAGTATTGGGGTAAGCGTGCTTCAACCCTAAGACTCTGAAAACTGTACTAGCGAGAGTCAAGTCGCGATGTTGTATGAGCACATACAATATCATTCGTAAGCCGTATCGGACACGCTATTCTGAGAGTGCATAAGAATAGTATAACGTACACGAGTCGTCAACATTAGTCTCCAAAGCTAATGTTATGCATATCAGGAATGGCCTGATTAATTGTCGTAGTCTAGTGTTCTACCGTTCCAAGCGGTATATGAAGGGATGAAAAATACATTAGTAAACAATATCGTGAGGATAATACTCACGAGCTGTATGGTAAATATGGCGCCTGTAGTAAATCCAACTGTTCGAATCAGTAATGTTCTATTCTGGGTAGTAGGACATATCCGAAGAGGTGAAACCTATGAAGATAGATAGAGCAGCAGGAGGGTAAAACGGCTGATTATGTTTGAAGTGTGACCGCCTAGCTTTGGTCGTTTGTGCGGTATATAAAAGCAAAATGACCAGGCCCTCGATGCAAGAGGGTATTGCGCCACGAGACCGCATTCATAAGTCTGATGGTAGACAGCCTCTTATAGATAGTAGACAATCTATAATACTTTCCGCAAAACGTAAGATTAGATGATTCCTTGACAGTCAGAACAAAAATAAGTCATGATGAAGTAGTTCGACACAGTACATGCCAGTACTGAAAGAGACTCCTTCAGCCTTACACGGATAGGATAATACGAACTTTAAGGAAACTGCACGGTCTGGAAAACCGTAACAGTATACTTAATGAAGAGTATAAAGTAAGCCGTAGGCATTAGCGATGGAAACATTGTTTAACAAAAACTGGTGTCCCCTGATAGGAGAGAATAAAGACTGCATTTGTAGCGCAGTGCTCTGAGGTCAGAAAACCGAGTGCCAACCGTTATGATACTAGCCAGGCTAAAGTATGGACAGCAAATCCATGCGTAAACCATAAGGCAGAAGTTAATACAAAAATATTTGATGGGCAGCTTATCGTAGAGTGAAACCACCTCCCTGTCTCGGAGGGGTAAAGAGAATGAGTAACTAGTCCGTTCGAAAGAATGGTTCGCTGGTGAAAAGGATTCGGTGAAACAAAGCATTAAGTGGGTGACAAGAGTAAAGTATGTATGAGTTGAATTCTCCATATTCGCGCACTATAAACAGAAGACAGCAGCAAAGCTGAATGCACAACAAAAAGCCGTAGGGTAGCAGATTTTGGAGTCTGTAGTACCGTCCGATAATGAAACGTTCTCCTTACGTAGAGTATCCTATACGGTCGAAAAAAGGAAATAAGCACGTTTTTATAGTTTGCTGTTAGGCTTATTAAAAAATCAGAAAACTATGCATGCGATTTCTAACTCTTTTGGAAAATACAAGCCGGAAATCGTATCTTTATGGAAAGAAGTGTGGAATGACTTGCCACATGCCAAAATTCTGCCTTGAGCACTAGTTGGCTAGTAAATGCGTAATGCACGCAGCTGGGATTATATCGTCTCAGTAATGTTTTTTGCTTAATAAAAACAACGTCATTCGTTCAAGTAGGTCTCTGTCATTGAGTTGACAACTGTATTTCATAGCTTTAAGAATGGGATTCTCTCTACTGATGGGCACAGCTAATCCTACCGTTGGATTCCCCCAATACACTAAATCTTATGAGGCGTGTAAAGGTACTGTAGAGGAAACATAAAGCGGCCAGTAGGTCTACTGGCACAGAACAGGAAACTTGCATACAGCGTTTTACACCCTTGTATCAATTGACCGAAGAACACCAAATCTATAGGCTAATCACGCACTGCCTAAAAGTGCATAGTATTAATAAGATGTCGTTGGTTCAATCAAGAACGATATCAAAAAGGACATTTTAAAAAATGAACGAAGTAAAATTAGAAGTTAATGCTGCTGTCGTAGCATCACACCGCCGTGCTCTGAGTAACATCGGCAAAACATTTGGCGGCCAGTATTGGCGCCCCTCTCAAGAAGACACTAACATCCGCCAAGCACAGGACGTGCTGGAATCGGAGAGTAATAACAATCTCGATCTCGTGCTGAATCGCAGCCCGCGTCGTTTTAAGGCTAACGGCACTGATATCGTTGCCGTAGAAGTCGGCGAGGATGCACAGGGCGCTTCCATGGTGTTCATCAACCGTGGTCGTGAGAAGGTCGTTGGTGATAAGAAGTTCTCTCAGGAGGCTACTATCCCCATATCTTCGGAAATGCGCATCGACGCCGACGCCAGCTCAGAAGTAATTCTGCGCCAGGCTCTGGAAGGCGATCGCACGAAGTTATTCGCAGATCCCAACTCTCTCGTAGAGAAGTTGAATATTCTCAACGACAATGAGATCGCTCGTATTGACGCACTGGTCGGCCGCTTGAAGAAGTGGCGTGAGATGATCGTCAACACAAAGAACTCGAACATCGAGAAAGCTCGCCGTTATACCCAGGAGCGTACTGCTGCCCCGGTTGACCTGAGCGTAAGTGTCAGTGAAGACTAATCTTTGAAGCTATGAAAAAACTTTTGACGGAAAAAAGTCAAAAGTTAATAGAAATACTCTTGATGGAGCCTAGGATTGCTGAAGCAGTCTTTATGGACGTAGAAAATCGTGAAGCTTATAAGATCCTCGATATTAACGAGGATGGCACGTTGACGCTTGGTAAGCGCAGCATGCGATGGCGGAATCGTTTGTTCAATCTTGAGAAAACAATTAGCTTTAAGGACTTCTCATTTAACGCATTTCGTGCGTTGGTCGGTATGGCTGACAATATGAATAAGAATACTATTTTAAACGGTCTCAGTCAGGAGCTTATAGCTAAGTCTGTACTCGATCAGAAATATGATTTTGTGGTCGAACGTTTATTCGATGTAGCAAGATTTGCTACTGAGAACGGTATTCTTAATACTGTTGCTACTCCGGCAAACGGTAAAGAGATGCCTGAGCGTCCCCGCGAAGAGGATGTTCACATTGTTCTCCAGAATAAGGGTTTTATCCCTATTTATGGATGCGACGGGAAAGTATTACTGAACTTAAGAGTGAAGGTAGACGGATATTCATTTGATCGTTACTAATAGCTTGTAGCTATACGGATAAATCGTAATACGATAAGTCCATTTATACGTGACAATGTACATCTTATACTAACATTTGTGTTTAGTACTACGATAATGCATTAACGAGGAATCTCTCATTCGGTAGAAGACTGTGTCTATCTGCTTAGAGAGGTTTCTCGTATTCTATTATCCTTGAGTAAGTTAATAGAAACAAGTAGGTAAACGAGACTCTCGAATTCATTGCAGTTATCAAGAAGTTTAATTAAATCAATATATAATTATTATGACAAAGAAGACTAAGATGAATTCAAAAGATATTATTATCGCTCGTAAGAAGCTTGACAAGACAATCACCGAGTATTGGCACATCATTAAGACTGAGAACGTGATGTCCAATAAGGCAGTTAATGCAGGTATGGGTTCTGGTTATGACTTGAAAGAGTTGTATAACAAGATTACCCAGATGGCAGAGACACGAATCAAGCTTAAGCTGATGTTGAATGCTATCAACAACGGCGTTTCTTCATTCAATTATGAGGATGAGAAGAAGAAGCACTATTATACAATTTTTGCAGCATGTGAGGAGAAGGAGAAGGTGGCCCATTGGAAGGACATCATTAAGAAGACTATCGACCCTAAAGAGAAGGCTCGTAAGGGCATGAAGGGTACTGGTAAGCGTGAGATTTTCTCTTCTGCTAAGATTACACAGTTGATTAATGATCTGCAGTTAAGTATCAATAAGTTTGATGCTAATATTGAGAGTTATAACAATAATACTAATATTGAGTTTAGCTCTGATGCGGATGCTGATATCAAGGATTTGCTTGCTGCATAAAGCAAAATAGGTGACGCGGTGTTGGCGCGCTAGACAGGATCGAGGCCTGTTAAACCACTACATTTTAATGTTTAACTTAATACGCATAATCAATATGAAACAAGATAAATCAATTACAACAGCACTTAATAAAATCGAGTTAGTTGAGAACACAGTAGAAAAAATTGGTAAGTTCATTAAAACCAAAAGAGGTAGTTCGTTCGTTAATAGCCTGCACACAGCACCTTTTAGAGAGTTGTGTCGTAGATATAGCGTACCTAAGTTTGTACTATTGTTCAACAACGATACACGCAATTTAAACCTCGTAGAAGCCGCTATTGAGAAGTATGGGGCATTACTGCCCGACCCTCCAAAAATAGTGCGTCTAGAGGTCCCAAAACAGCCTAAAATGCCCATTAAACTGACCGTTAAAGAGCATAAGGCTTATAATAAAGCTCATAGCCCTCGTAAGATGGGATTTGCAGCACTAATGCATGCTTATGAAGAGCATAAGATGAAGAAGTTTGAAAGTAAACATCCTGCTCCTACAGAAAGAGAACTCGCAGAGGATTTATTCCCTGATGAGTTAAAGGCAGGTTGGAAAACCATGATGAACATTCATCGCGAACATGTTCGTAATCTGTTATGCAAAATCTATGCTAATACTGAGAAACAAGAGCGAGACTATCGCGTGTTCAAAGTATTGTCTATCACAGTAGACCCTGCAACTGGTAAGGAGCACAAACCAGTAGTAAGTGAGGTAGAACTGGACCGCCCTTTCTTAGGAAATCAGTCAACCTCAAAAAAAGATATTGCGTTACGCCTGAAAGCGTTAGCGCACGACGCAAGAGAAGGAGACTCGAATGTAGTGAGAGTCAAACTTTATAAGAAAACCGGTGAACTTGTTCGAAGTGTAAACTTTGTCAAGAAAGCCGCATAACCAGCGTATCATGGGGCAATGCCGTGACGATACAGTAACAATGGGAGGAGCTGGTCCTCCCTATCAAGGAGATTTGACAGGGAATGGTACACCGGCGCCTCGCTGCATACACGCAAACAGGAATGAGAGGAAGGTTCTCAGTAAAGGTTGGAACGAAAGTTCAATAGAGGTTCGAATCCTCTAATCTCCACAATATCGCGGGATAGAGCAGTTGGTAGCTCGTCAGGCTCATAACCTGGAGGTCGGTGGTTCGAGTCCATCTCCCGCAACATAATGCACAGTAAAGCCTCCTCTTAGAGCGTAACTGTGTCTGACACTACCTGTGACCAGTCGGTTCGAAAGAAAGGGAGCTGGAGGGATGGTTCTTCGTGGACATTGCCAAGCAAGTCCTCGCGAAACGGAGAGTGGTTCGATTCCACGGTGTCAACTATGAACCAACGCATCTTAGCATCATATGGTAATACATAATCTCAATGTCACTGTTTACGATATTGAGGTGTTTCCTAACGTTTTTCACTGTACATGTAGAGATACTGAAACTAACAGATTATATACTTTTGAAATATCCAAACGAAAGAATCAGCTAACCGAGTTAGTTGATTTTTTCTATTATAAGAATACCGAAAGGATGTTCTGCGGATATAACAATAAGCATTATGATGATGTAATAATAAACTACATTATTGACTACTATTATAAGTTAGACCAACTATCTTATGCTAGAATATGTCAATCTGTCTTCAATCTTTCTAATACTATAGTGAAGAGCGAAGAAGGAGATATCTCTGCATTTAAACGGTGGAAATACGCAAACTATTTTGAATCTATGGATTTACTGACTATGCAGTTCAGCAGCAAACTTAGAGTAGGCCTCAAAGAAATGCAAGTCACGATGCACTATAAAAACGTGCTAGAGTATGATGGGGACTTCAGTACCGCCTTATCAGAAGATAACATTGATGATATGATTTTCTATAACATCAATGACGTAGATTCAACTACAGAGCTTTTAAATAGGCTCTCAAAAGATATCGCACTACGCGAATTTATCGAAACAGAATATGGCATCAATGCATACTCGATGGACAGTGTAAAGTTCGGAGAGACTATTCTGGCTAAAAAATACTGTGAAGCCACTGGCATTAGTAAAAAACAACTGGAAACCATGCGCTCTCCAATGGATTACGTTCCATTGAAGGATGTCATACTTCCGTTTATTACATATAAAAATCCGAAAATTCGGGCTGTTCTGGAGGACATGAAAGGGCAAGTAGTGTACACCAAAGAACGAAAAGGCTACGAGAAGCAGTTTGTGCTCTCGAATACAACGATATCTATAGGTATTGGTGGAATTCATTCTATCAATAAACCTAAGGTATACGTTCCTAATGAGAATGAATACATTGGGCACGCCGATGTGGCGAGCATGTATCCGAGCTTTATAGTTCAATACAAATGGATTCCGCGTCATCTAGGAGAAGAGTTTTGGCAGGTTTATTCACAAATATATCGTGAACGTATAGAAGCCAAACATAGCGGTCAGAAGCTTAAGAGTGATGCCCTTAAATTAACTCTTAACTCTGTCACAGGAAAAATGCAACAAGAGACAAGTTGGATGTACGATCCGTTCTCAGTCTTTAAGATTAGAATGAATGGTCAGCTAGTATTGCTGATGATTGTAGATCGTCTACTGGAACTTGGATGTGAGGTCATTCAGGTTAATACAGATGGTGTGATGTATATCGGTAAAAAAGACCTCGAGGAGCAAATTCAACAAAAGATTAAAGAGGTTGAAGATATTACAAAACTGTCTTTTGAAAGCGATCGCTATGAAGCGTTTTATCAGTACGCTGTCAATGATTATTTCGGTGTCATTGAAGGATGGTCAAAAACTCATGACCCCAAACTGATAGAGAGAAAAGGTATGTTTATTACAGAAAACCGACTTGGGAAAGGTATGGCACCAGTTATCATTCCTAAGGCTGTAATAAACTATTTTCTCACTCAGGAACCTCTTGCCGACTATATTAGGAGGCATACAGATATCAAGGATTTCTTAATGACTCAACGAGTTGATAAGAAGTTCAAACTAGTACATGGTGAAAAGCCTGTACAACGTATTAACAGATACTACGCTAGCACAAACGGTGCTTATCTGTTTAAGGTGAATCCGCAAGGAGAAGCCGAAAATATGCTAACGAAATCAGGAGTAACAATCCTGAATGAGTTTGACGATCGCACGATAGATAGTCGAAAGATTAACTATCGGTACTATATCAGTGAAGCCAATAAAATAGTTGTAGACTTTACTGAACAACAACTAGAACTCTTTTAATAACCAGCTTGTTCATCATAGCATATAAGAGATGATTATTGAATTAAATACTAAGCTCCTGGATTTACCAGAAGACTTAAATATGAATCAGTTAGTATTCCTAAGTATGGTATTGGATAAGAATCAAAATACCAAACATCAAGACGTCCATCGATTAGTCAGCCTTATCAATGACGACGAAATATCATACTTAGTTCAACAGAATCTTGTCACCTCGATGGAGAGAGGTGAATTCAGAGTTTATGAAGCAACGGAACGCTTAAAGACTTTCATGAAGAATGAAAAGGATTACTTCGATTTGTTTTATGAACTCTACCCAGTATACGTACTACGTCCAGATGGTATGAAAAGCTATCTTAGGGCAAACGTTAATAAATGTAGACATTTATTCAACGTAACATGTGGTAATAGTTCTGCTATGGCAGAGCACCTTATAAAATGTCTTGAATTCGAAATCAGTAAAAAGATGAAAGAAGGCAAGATAGGTTATATGAAAACTATGTGGCGTTGGTTAGTGGATCATCAATGGGAAGAATCTGAAGAAGAGATGAATGATACAGAAAAACCTGTGAACACCTATGGAACAGACCTTATCTAAAATTCGGCCTATATCGGTAGTAGCCCAAGAGACTATTAACTATATAGCAGGAAGACGAGACCATAACATCGTTTCGCTGAAGACTAGATGGGATAAGTTAAATAGGCAATGTATGGGAGGCATTGAGCCGAATACCATATATACATTCGCTGGAATAAGTGGTACTGGAAAAAGCTCGCTCTGCAATACCATAACTACTGATATCATAGACCTTAATCCTGAACAAAATATAGTTGTTCTAAACTTCTCACTAGAAATGGTTGGATTTAGGCAAGTTGGAAGAACGCTTTCAAGTAAGCTGAGGAAAACGACTTCTACCTTGTATAGTTCGGAAACGGACCTGGATGATGAGACCTTCAGAAAAGTCATCACAGTATCTAATCAGCTAAAGGAGTATCCTATCTACTTTGTAGATGATCCTGGAACTCCCATGCAAATAGAACAAATTATAAATGACTTCTATGCCGAGTATGTAAAAGGTACCGGTAAACATTTCATAATTACGTATGATCATACTCTACTGACTAAACAAATAGGCAGTGTTATTGAGACTACAAGCGAGTTAGAGAAAGTATTTATTAGAGCTAAGAAATTACCTCTGACAAGTATTATTCAAATAGCTCAGATGAATCGTGAAATAGAGAAGCCAGAAAGGATTAATAACCCATCGGCACATTACCCGATGCGAAGCGATTTATCATCGTCGGATGCAATGTTTCAAGCAAGTGATTACGTCTTTGTACTACACAGACCTGAGATATTGAATATCGCTGAATATGGTCCTAATCGTTTACCTACTACTAATAAAGTATATATGCACCTGCTCAAAAATAGAGATGCAGGTAAACCGTGTATACTTGAATTCGAGAACGACCTTCAGTATAATAACTTGATTGAATGTTAACATTGCTTCGACAAGTAATAACATTTAATATAGGCTGAATAATATGAAACACTACACGATTAAGATTAACAAGAATAACAATAGTGGTATTAACTTTCGTAATAACAACAACGCTTCTAAGGCTCTTGACGACCTTATTCTTTCTAATATGATCAAGATGAATCCTTATCTTGCTTATAAGAAGAAGGACAACTTGTTGGGTTCGATGTTCGACGCTGCTGGCTTTGATAGCAGTGATAACGATACCATTATCATTTCTAATCGTCCTAATAGCAACTTCCTGAAGGGCACCTTCGATGCAAGGTTTGCTGAGGCTGCTAAGTTCCTGGCTAGTTACACACCTACCAAGAAGATTTACTTTACTGATGGTACACCTATCGCCTTCTTTGAGGACGAGATTCAGATTGGTGATACTCTTATTCCTCTGTATGAGTTGACTTCTCCTAAGTATTACAACGCATTCACTCCTGAGACGAAGAAGATTATCATTAACATTTTCATCAGTATTAAAGGATAAAAATAAAATATGCTTACACTACCTACACAGAAAGTTCCAGCAGTTTCTGAAGACCCTAGGTATTTGATTTTGTACGGTTTACCAAAGAGTGGTAAGACCTCGTGTCTAGCCCAGCTGGGTAACAACCTTATCATAGATTTGGAAGGCGGTACAAACTTCATTGACGCTTTAGCCATTCAGGCTAGAACGATTAACGACCTGGGAGAAATTGCTAGCGCCATTAGAGCCAAGAATGCAGAAGTAGGAAAAAACTTTTATAAACGCATTACTATTGACAATGCCACTCGATTGGAAGATATATGTATGAGTTATGCTTGTACATTGTATCGTAAAACTGAGCTTGGTAAGAATTGGAAAGGTGATGACGTTACTACTCTTGCTCGCGGTGCAGGATATAAATATTTACGAGATGCTGTAAAGAAGGTCATTGATATGTTCAAAGACCTTTGTGATGAATTTATTTTAGTAGGACATGTCAAAGACTCTATTACCGATAAAGATGGCGAAGAAGTCAATGCCAAAGAAATCGATCTGGTTGGAAAACTTGGAAAGATTGTATGCGGAATGGCTGATGCTGTCGGCTACGTCTACCGGAAAGACAATGAGACCCACATCTCATTTAAGTCGGGAGGAGACGGAACGATTATGGAAGCTCGAGCAAGGCATATTGCCGGGCGTGATATTGTAATAGCTACTGGTAATGAGGATGGTAGCATAAATACCTACTGGGATAGAATTTATAAATCAGAATAACTCCGAACATTTTAACATTTAAGGATATGTACAGTACAAAAACCGCAACAACAAACAACAATGAGTTTAACAGCTCATATATGCCTGTAGGCATCAACGAGAATATTACTCTGAAAGAGGTAAACGTTAATAAGTCTACTAATGGAAGAGACTTCTTAGAGATTATCTTTGAGAATGCAGATGGTCAGACAGCAACTATGACCGAGTGGAAGAACGAGAAGAATATGTGGATTAAGACCGACGAGGATTTACAGCGTCGTGACAATCAGCAGTTTGGTCGTATTCTGCAGGTTATTGATGCGTTTAAGGGCTCACACGAAGAGTTTGAAGGTTCTTCATTTGTTGAGATGATTAACTGGGCTAAGAACCAGTTGGCTATCAATACAGATGCAATGCAGCCAGCTCTCCGTTTGAAGGTTATTTACGACAAGAACGGCTTTACTCAGGTTTCTAAGAATGGTATCTTTGTTGAGGCTATGAAGGCAGAAGAGTCTCAGATTAAGCTTTGGAAGAACGATCTTACAGAGCGTCCTATTGTAGCAGATAAAGAGCCTGCTGCAGATCCGCTTGCTGGTCAGGATATATCTGACTTTAGTACTCCGGTAACTGAGACAACTTCAACAGGTGCTGACGACCTGCCTTTTTAAAAGAGCAGTCAAAAGATTTGTCAAATAGTTTATATGATGTTCTAAATATGCTTCATAGTAAGCATCCAGAATTATATGATAAATTGACAAAGAAATTGGCTGCATAAATGGTCAGTGGTGCTGACAACCAATAAAGAGAAGTATAATATTCAGAGGAAAAAGGAGAAATCCTGAAGGCAATGAGAAGGGTTAAAGGGTGAGAAATCACGTGTATGAATCTTCTTCTTTATAAAAGGTCAGTGGTGGAGGTCATTAAGTTGACCCTGGAAGATATAATACGAGCGGCCGAGTACCCTAGAGGGAAAGCATTTGACGTCTAAGGCGTTGGCGTATCAGGAGGTTCAAGTCCCCCTATATCTACAAATACTATAAAGCACTTTAACGTCATGAATAGGAAAATATTAGAGGCTTTTATTGACGAACAATTTGAAGCGTATGGTATATACGATGCATATCGTAATAAAAACGTACCTGTTGAAGATAGTTCGGGACTATTAGTGTTTATACGAAATTCTATTTTAGATAAAGTGGAAGAATTGTATGTACAGCACTAAAACAGCAATAACAGCTATCACAATGAGTCTTAAAGACTTGTTGGATAAAGTTACAGATTATGACATCTATTCGTATTATATTGGAGCATTTAAGCCTGGTAAATTATTAAATAGTCCTTTGAGACCAGATGATAAGATACCGTCTTTTGCTATATTCCCCAGCAAAACTGGGGATTTATTGTTTAAAGACCATGGCACTGGTATAGCAGGTAATGCTTTAAAATTCGTTAAACTATATCGTGGTATACAAACCAGAGAAGAACTTGAAAGAGAACTTCTTAGGATTGTTAGACGTATGAATCCAAATCAAACTATTCGTACAAATTCGTACGAAAAAGTTAGCTCTATGACGACTGATATTGGAATTGTACGTCAGCCATTCAATACTACTGATAAAGAGTATTGGAAGCAGTTTCATATTAGTATAGATACTCTTAAACACTTTAATGTGTTTAGTATCAAGTATTTTCTTTGTAATAGCGTCGTCCGAGGCACCTACAAAGAAACAAGTCCTATGTATGCGTATAAGGTTTATGATAAATTTAAAATTTATAGACCTTTAGCCTCTAAGTATACTAAATGGCGGACGAATCTGACAAATCGTCATGTCCAGGGCCTTGCCGAATTACCACAGGAGGGTGGAAATCTTCTCATCATTACAAAATCCTTAAAAGATGTAATGTGCCTATATGAGATGGGATATCATGCTATAGCTGCTTCGAGTGAGACAACTTTTATACCAGAAGATATACTACAAAGCTTACGTAGTAAGTGGAAACATATAGTTATACTATATGACAGGGATAGGACTGGTATGTCTAATGCTAGACAGTATAGTAAACAATACAAATTTGATGCATTTTTTGTACACAAACGGTTTAAGGCAAAGGACATATCCGATGCTGTTAAGGACAACGGGTTCTTTGTCGTAAAGGATTGGTTAACTAAAACAGTAGAAAGATATGATAACTAATATAATTATTGGTGTAGCAGCCTTTATCGCAGGTGGTTTTGTTGGATGTTTATACACATGTAACGGTTTGATTAAAGTCAACAAGTTGTATGTCCAGGATACTGGTAACAACTTTGTAGAGTGGATATTCGATAAGTCCAACAATATCAGAAAACACAGGATAGATGTAGTCTATGCCGCAGAGTAAAAAAGGTAAAGTAAGAAATGCGACAGCAGTCGATAAGTATGGAATCCATTTTAGGAGTAAACTCGAACTCTATACTTATGAAGCTTTTATGCAAGCAGGAATACCTGTGAAATATGAGCCAAAGCATTTCACTTTACTACCTAAGTTCGAGTTTTTAGGCGAAAAAATAAGACCTATTACATATCTACCAGACTTCGTTGGACGAGGTTTTATAGTAGAATGTAAAGGCCTTATGGGAGATTCGTTTCCTATTCGCTGGAAGTTGTTTAAGTATTACCTTAAGCGACATCACGCCAAAACGAAGTTATTCCTTGTGAGAAATCACAAAGACGTGGATAACATGATTCAGCTATTAACTACAGATAATCATGGAAAATAACAAAAACTTTTTAAAGATAGGTAATAAAATCGCTTTTAAGCCTATCATCGAAGGACTTGAGTATGAGTTAGAACCAGGTAAGGTATATACTATCGATATTGATAGATATACTGATGATATATCTTTCATCGTTGCACCTGATTTAGTAATGCCTGATAAGTTATATGAAACTGAAGATAGTAGTAGGTTCGTAAACAAGGTGATTAACTATTTTAACAAGTCCACAGATGGCACTACCGGTGTCATGCTCTCAGGTTTAAAGGGATCTGGTAAAACGATTACTGCTAAAAATATCGCGTTAAAGTCTAATCTTCCGATTATTCTTATTGATAAGAGTTTTAGACCTTCGTTATTAGTAAAACTGTTTAACAAGTTGGTAAACACGCCTGCTTGTATACTGTTTGATGAGGTTGATAAATTAGGAGAAGACTATGACGATGACTATTTGCTCAGAATTCTTGACGGCGCTAACACGGCGGGTAAGAAACTTGTTCTTTGCACTTGTAATGAAGCTGATGATATCAATGAATACCTTAAAGACAGATGCTCTAGAATACGATACTGGAAGGAATTTGATGAACTTTCGCCGTCTTTAATTCAGGAAATCTTAAAGGATAGACTGAACGATAAGACAGAGATAGGCCCTGTTACAGATTTTATAATCAGTAACTTCGCTTGTATTAGTTTTGATAATATTGTCTCATTTGTAGATGAGATTAACGAGTATCCTACAGTTGCTTTTGAGGAACTGTTTGCTGATATGAATCTTTCTAGTAAGTAATGGAAGTATTTGATTATTTTTTAGCTGGTACAGTAATATTAGCATTTTTTGCATTAGCATGGGCTTGCTTTATTGCTGGTAGGGTATTTCAACATGAAAGGGAGAAAGATAAACCCGGAGAATTATGATGGATATATCGATTCCTTATTATGAGGATAAAACGAGAATAAGTAATAGTAATATAGGCTGGTTCTTGAATAAAGGTCCAGCCTTTTTACATAAGATGCTAACTGAAGATGTTCCTGAAGAAAAGAATCCTGTTTTAGAACGAGGAACTATGATTCACGAGTATCTTCTACAGCCTGATGAATTCCAAAAAGACTATGTTGTCTGGGAGAAGGATAAACCTACTTCTGTACAACAAGAGAAGTTCTGTAAGGAGTTAGCATTATCAGCAGAAATTGAGCCAGATAAAGCCGTTCTAGACGCTTATAAAAAGGCGTATAGTACAAGAGGAAAGACAGATGAAACAATGCTGTCAGAAGGCCTTAAAATAGCCTCTACGTTGAAGGATTATATCGACTTCCTTAAGTCAAATGACCAGAAGATAATGATTAGTCCTTGGGACTACCAAACGCTTAAGAAAATTAAGTATAATATCAAGGAACATAAGTTAGCTAATGTGTTATTAAATAGTTCTAAAGTACTACGTGATCATAAAGATAATGTGGTATTTGAGACACATCATGAGTTCCATATAAATTGGGAATGGTATGGTGATGAACCTAATGATGATTATCCGCATGTTTCTTGCAAATCTTTATTAGATAGTCTTACATTAGACTTCAAAAATAAGAAGGCTACTATCATGGACCTCAAGACTACAGCAAAACTGTGGCACTTTGAGGAAAGTATAGAGATGTATGATTATCTAAGACAGTTATGTTATTATATGCAGGCTGTTAATTGGTACCTAAAGAATGAGCGTAATGAAGACCCTACTGGATGGAAGTTTGACTTTTATATAATAGGTATAGATACAACTGGTTCAAATGAAATCAGAGTATTTAGATTCACTATGGCTCAAATGTTAACCCCATTTAGAAAGATACACGATGCTTTAAGTGAAATACTTTGGCACCAGATGAATAATAAGTGGGATCATCGTAGAGAATATTATGAAGGTGACGGCTCAGAAACCTTGAATCTATGAGTTTACAACAAAAAATGATTGTTCCTTTATTAGATGATTCGTTGACACCTGAAGATTTTAGTAAAGATTCTTTATTTGTTGGATTTTATAATTATAATATAAACCAACCACAACTGACAAATCATATATTTTTGTTATATGAATACAAATTAGGAAAGGAAAGTGTAGAAAGAGATGAGAAACTTTTGAAGTCTCCTAATCTTTACAAAAGTGAATTTGTTAAAATAAACAAAAAGTCTTATGTCTTATACACTTTCTGTATCCTAAATCCTTCAGTACACAAAATTATGGATAATAGTATGTCTGTAAAAAATGAAGACTTAATAAAGATATATGAATTTTGGAAGTTCAAAGAAAAAGATGTCAACAGTTATATGATAAATGGAAAGATAGACCAATTGTTTAAAGACGAAGGAGTTCCAGAAATAGATTGGACTCCTGATTGGTCTGATATATTCAAAAAAAAGACGGGTACCTCGAATTGAGATACTCGTCTTTTATTTTTTATAATAATGCGTATTGTAACACATGTTATATAGGACAAATCAATAATATCCGTTTTTCTTTTTGGACTTACTAACAGATTTTTTATTCTTCTGTACTTTATACATTATTCCAGAATTTAATAACCACACGTTTGGTATCTATCCACTTTGCCAAGTCTAATAAGCTTTATTACCATTGGTAGTTAGGTTTCTAACAAGATTATTTAAACCTAAACCAGGAATAATTAAGCTTGACGACTTTAAAGCGTCTCTAGTCCAAACTGGTAATCCGGTATAAGAACCAGTCTTTACTATCTAAGACTAATCGTGATAAAATTCAGGATCACCCATAGCCCAATTAAATCCCCATACAGCTGTTTTTCCCCAGTCATATGGAACAGTAACCGCATATTGAATATCATCCAAATAAGATTGTGCTGCAGTAGCGTTTTTAATAAGATCCAACACAGTAAGAGGGTTTATCTACGTTGTTCTTTCTGGAGTAAGTGCAAGAGATTCAGAATAACCTATTTGATATACTAAATTATCAGGATCATGCTCTATTAATCTACCAAAAATATGAGATCCGATTATACACAAAACCGCCATCAATAAATATTGAGTAAGTTTACCGACCTATTGACGTTGAGTAGTAGTAAGACATTTAGTAGCTTTGTGTTTACTTAAAAATACATTAAGCAATTTATTATAACCATTAAATGCTAATTTTTTCCACAAATAACCCTATCCTCTAAGCCATCCTTTTCCGGTCTGACCAGTTTCAAAGTCAAACATTTCTTGATAAAACTAAATATCCTCAGCAACAGATACTGACTACTCTGATACAGAATCTTTATTTATATTAGACGGATCTACTAATGTTGAAAAATCTTTACCAGCTCTAAGACAATCCCACAAGAAAGTAACAATCCAACCACGCAATAAGAATACAAACATTCCTATACCTGTTGACAAGAACTATCCTTTATTCTCTTGAGGCAACATACCAGCTATTACAGCATACCTGTCGCGCATTGTTCCTGTTACTCTATCTTCTGTCTTAGTCGACCTTTTTCCTGTATCAATATTAAACGGCCTAACTTTATCAAGATATTCTAATTTTAACTCAAAATCACCGTTGTCGTTGACTTCATAAGCATCCCATAAAGTTATATTCTACTATTCCCATGCTTTTAAACCTTCTTCAGACTTTTTACCAGCTTTTACATAGTTGTAAACAGCCTATTGTTTATTCATGAAATCTTTTCTATAATTTGTAGAATTTTCCCATTCCTAAAGTAAACCTCTATTTTCAGCTTGGTTTCTATTTATATAATATAGTTGACCGTTTATAGTTACGCCACGATATTCAAAATTATCTACAAGTCTGTGATTATGGTATATTGCAGGAGCAAGCCACCCTTTTATAGAATAATCTACAAACGTATACTCTCCCATGGCATAATTTTTACTTACGAATCTGCGTACACTAGAATCTCTAAGATCTGAAAACATTTCATCGATAGTTCCACTTTGACCATTGAACTACATCGCGGCAGATACTTTGGATAGATTGACAGGAGTATTTATACTTCTAACTCCTAAAATAACTTCTTTTCCACATACACCGCATGCGAAAGCTAAATCTGATTTATCAAAGTATTTTCCAGCTTGTACTTCAACAATAGAAGACATACCTGAGTCAAATGCATTCTTTAAAATACCTCTAATGTTATGAGACATCATCTTTAGATATGAATTTCTAGCAAGTCCATCAAGTAATACCTGTACAATCTTATCAAGACTATTAGCCTTATGCTCGTTTCCAGTATATAATTGTCTCATTCTACCGTGTACGCGCATTTCTATGAGACTTTGTATACGTTTAAGTTGAGCATTGTCTTTAATAATACCACTACCTGCAGTAGAACCTCCTTGCATTGTTGTTTTAAACAATTGAGTTAAAGGAGCGAATTCAGACATTACTTTATAATTCAAAGCCATTTCATAATATCTCATTACAGAACCAATAGCATCTGTACAAGTATCTCTAGGATCATCAAGCTTTCTAATCCATCTGAGAGGAATAGTAAACACTTTTTCACCATTTGGTTTTACAGCTGTCTCTTCGTTATAATCAGTATCTATATCACTAACAGTAGCTATTTTTCCCCAAAAATGATGCCACATGTTTTTGAATATGTTTCC